GCTTTAGCTGCATTGGAGAAAGCAGCAATCAAACGCCAAAAAGAATTAAACGCGCTAAAGAATAAACAATTAGATACACAAAGAAAATTAGCGGCAGAAAAGAAAAAACAAGAGGCCTTAGACAAGGCAGCAGAGCTTCTCGCTCAAGGCAAAAAGGTCTTTGATGAAGAAGCTATCCAGTTAGCTGCTGCTGCTCAGGGCAAACTCTCAGAAGAAGATCGAGTAAGAATTGCCCTAAAGAAAGACATCTATGAATTAGAAGCAGCCATCAGTGCAGAGAATCTAGGTGCTGCTACTCGTCTTGCCGACAGCATGGTCTCCAATGCTCAAAAACTGGCAGCCATTCGCAGTGAGATGGTTGGACTAAATAACATTGAAAATCCTTTTACTGCGTGGGCTGGTACTTTAGGTCAAATGGCAGAAGAGTTATCTAAATTAGCAAAAGTCATAGAGGATGAACTTCGCATCATTATCAGAAACATGCTTGATAACATTATGGATCAACTAAAGAAACTTCAAGCATTGACTGGTCGAAATACTCCAATCGCACAACAGAGAGAAATTATTCAAGAAAAACTTGATAAAGCAATGCCAGACATTCAAGCCCTTCAAGATCGTCTAGCACAATCTGGTGTTGCTGGATATTCTCAAACTTCCATGAACTCAGCATCGATTACTGTCAATGTGGCTGGTTCGGTTTCCACAGAGCGTGACTTAGTTGCAGCCATTACTCAAGGACTCTATTCACAGCAGGCATCAGGCACTCCAGTTAATTACAGTACGGTGTACTAATGGCTTTACCAGCAACCCCTATTGTTAAAATCAATCTCACTGGTGGAGCTTCTTTTGGCGCTCCATTTGTTTTAGGCACTTCCGAGCTTGATTTTGCAGTTTTAGCCGAGCCTGACACAGTTATTATTGATGTATCAAATCAAGTTTCTAAGATTGATACTCGTAAAGAACGCAACCTATTTCAAGACAAATATTTGTCAGGCACAGCAACCGTCCGTATTCTTGATCAGAATGGTGATTGGAATCCACAGAACACATCAAGTCCTCTGTGGCCTAATCTTGTACCCCTACGCTCAATCATTATTGAAACAAATTATTCAGGAACAATCTATCCAATTTTTAAGGGTTATATTCAGGAATATCTTTACACTTATCCTAAAGATCAAGAAATTGGTTATGTTGATCTTATTTGTTCTGATGCCTTTAGATTGGTGTATAACTCAAATGTGAGCACCGTCACAGGCGCAGTAGCAGGGCAAGATACTGGCACACGCGTAGGCAAAATCCTAGATGCTATTGGCTGGCCTGAAACTTCTAGATCCATTATGACAGGTGACACTTTATGTCAGGCAGATTCAGCAACTACACGCACTGCTCTAGCAGCTATTGAAACTGCAACATTTACAGAGCAGGGAGCGTTCTACTTCGACAAGGCTGGCAACGCAGTATTTAAGAACCGCACTTTTGTCTATGAGTCTGGTGCTGAAACACCTACAGTCTTTTCCAATGCTGTCGGATCTACAGCCATCCCTTACGCTGGCATCACCTTTGCCCTAGACGATAAGACAATCGTTAATCAGGCCACAGTCACACGCACAGGCGGCACTCCACAAACTGCTTCAAACCAAACATCTATTGACAAGTTCTTTCTTCACAGCATCACAGCAAATGACATGCTGATGCAGACAGATGCGGAAGCCCTAGACCTTGCTGAGAATTTTGTAGCTAGCCGCAAAGACACGACTTTGAGAATTGAATCCATCACCCTCGATTTAGTGACTTTAGGGTATGGGGCGGGAATTACAGCTGCACTTGACTTGGATTACTTTGATCCTATGCAAATCACAAATGTCAATGTGGCTGGAACTACCATTGTCAAGACACTTCAATGTCAAGGCATAGCCCATAGCATTACGCCTAACACATGGCGCACAACTCTCACAACACAGGAAAATGTCCTCGATGGCTTCATCTTGGACTCGACATTATACGGTATCCTTGACACATCCGTATTGGCATACTAGGAGAACAAATGGCAGCAGGACAAGGCTTTAAGACATTCACTACAGGCGAGGTTCTTACAGCGGCAGATGTAAATGGATACCTTATGCAGGGCGTTGGTGTCTTTACTGATGCTGCAAACCGTGATGCCGAAATTACTTCTCCGCAAGAAGGTCAATTTGCTTATCTAAAAGATACAAATGTCACTACTTATTACACAGGATCAGCATGGGCTAACTTAGACACAACTGGCATGACAAACCCAATGACCACAACAGGTGACACGATTTACTCATCTAGTGGTTCAACACCAGCTCGCCTTCCGATTGGCACTACAGGACAAATTCTTACGGTTGCAGGCGGTGTGCCAACATGGGCTAGCGCAACAGCTTCGGGCCAAAACTGGACTTTAGTTAATACAGGTGGCACTGCAATGAGCGGCAGTTCAGGAATTACAATTAGCGGAATTACGGGCGCAGATAAGTTAATGATTTGCATACTTCAAGCAAGTGGCAATGGAAATAATCAAGTTGGAATTCGCATTAACAATGACTCAACTTCTAACCGTTATAATCACATGGGACTTCAAATGAATCCAACTGCTGCCTACGATAGAGCCATTTGGGAAATTTTCAGTAATTCAAATGGGTCAGATAGTAACAAAATTACAGTAGGAAAATTTTCTAGCGCTGCGGCATCACAAATGACTGCAACTGTGTTCATAAATGGCGGCAATTCATCAGGCGTAAAAGCTTTTCAAATTCAAACAGGTGTAAAAAATAGCGCTCAAAGCAATGCGCAAATTGTTGTTTCTGGCGGTTGGTATGAGGAAGCAAGCACAATCAGTTCCATTAGAGTAATTTGTGATGATGATACAGTAAATTTTGATGCAGGTACACTCTATGTCTTTAAGTCAGCATAAGGAGAAATCATGAAGGTCGGACAAAAAGAATTTAACGCTGAAACAGGCGAAGAAATTTTTACAGAGCGCGAATTGACTGCTGCGGAAATTAAGGCAAAAGAAGAAAGAGATAAAGTGTTTGCTGAACAGCAAGCGCTTATTGCAAAGGCAGCAGCAGACAAGGCTGCCCTATTGGCTCGTCTTGGTTTAACCGAAGATGAATTAAAAACTATTCTCGGATAATGAAACCCATATTGTGCAAGGCTGGTCAGCAACTTCGAGAGATGATTGACGATGCATATCCTGACCGCGAGCGTAAAAGTGATGGCTGGATAGGCGATGTCTCTCATGCCAATCGTAAGAGTGACCACAATCCCGATCCGTCTAACGGAATCGTCAGGGCTATTGATGTGGATAAGGATCTCGACTCACGCTCCAGCACAGGTGCTTATCTTGCCGACCAGATACGCGAATGTGCCAAGAAAGACCGCAGAATTTCCTACATCATTTATGCAGGAAAGATTGCATCCAGAAAATCGCTTTTCCGTTGGAAAAAATATAGGGGAATCAATTCTCATCACGCTCATATCCACATTAGTTTTACTAAAGAAGGCGATCAGAACGGTAGCTGGTTTGACAACATCCCGATGCTAGGAGCAAATAAATGAACATGAAGAACCCATTAGTCCTTACTGCTGGAGCGTTTCTTTCAGCTTGGGCAGCGAGCAATTTCGATGTCGATTATCGCGCAATCCTTTGGGCGGTGTTAGCAGGCGTATTCGGTTATGCCACGCCTAAAAAGTAATGTCAGCCCAAGACTGGGCGGCTGTTGTAGCTGTTGCTCTGACCGTTATTGGTTCATTTATTGGTGCTGTGAAATGGTTGGTAAAGCATTACCTAAACGAATTAAAGCCAAATTCAGGAAGCTCGATGCGTGACCAAATCACTGCGCTTGAAGCGCGTGTCGAAACGATTATCCGTATCTTAGAGAGGTAACAATTATCTCATGGCAAGAAAAGCAACTAAGGCGCTAGAGGATCAAGGCTATTCACAGCTTGATGCTTTTTGTATCGGGCTGCATGAATACTACAAATCATTGAAGAAGGCAGGCTTTCCTGAGTCTGTTGTCTTATTTATGATTACAGAACCGCAAGCCTATCCTGCTTGGATTTTGCCTACACCAATCGATCCCGAAAAATTCGGCGATTACGAGGATGACGATGAGGATGAATGACAAAGACAAAATCTCGAATTTTAGTTATCAGCGATCTTCAAATTCCGTACCATCACGAAGCAGCAGTCAAGAATCTAATTAAGTTAGTTAATCGAGAGAAATTTGATTTAGTATTAAATACGGGCGATGAGCTAGATATGCAGGCTCAATCGAAATGGGCGAAGGGTACGAAGCTAGAATGGGAAGGGCAGCTTGATGCTGATAGAACGCTTGCGCAAAACATTCTTTGGGACTTACGCACAAGCGATATCACTCGTAGCAATCACACGGATCGGCTCTACCACACATTACTTAGAGGAGCGCCGAGCCTTATAGGATTGCCAGAGCTTGAGTATCCAGCCTTTATGGATTTCAAGTCTCTCGGTATTAGATTCCATAAGAAGCCATTTGAGTTTCACCCTAATTGGGTTTTAGTCCACGGCGATGAAGGATCAATGAACTCCAATGCAGGACTTACAGCTTTAGGTCTAGCCAAGAAATTCGGTAAATCTGTAGTCTGTGGCCATACCCATAGGGCTGGCATCAGTGCCTATTCTGAGGGCATAGGGGGCTCATATAGGACTTTATGGGGCGTAGAGGCAGGGAATGTCATGGATAAGAAGAAAGCCTCTTATTTGAAGGCTGGAGCGGCTAATTGGCAGATGTCTGTAGCCATCCTAGAGACTCATGGAAAGAACCTATCGCCTATGCTTATTCCTATTAATAAGGATGGCTCATTCACCGTGTATGGCAAGACTTACGGCTAAGCATGGATACGCTCATAACGGACATTTTTCCTGTATATCGCACCATTGATGATTCAATGGACGATACAGAATTGTTACCATTTCGTTATCAAAATGTGCTTGATTTAGCATAACCCTATGCAACACTAATCCTGTAACCGATCGAGGGCATCAGTTACGGAAAGGCAAGACAATGGGCGCAATGAAGGCAGTTTATATGGACATGGCTGAGGACTTTGAAAACCTCAACGAGACATCAATGCAGTTCAAAGGCAATAACTGGGAAGCTCAGGATGGTCGCTTTGAAGGCAATGTCAATTACAATCTTGATTACATCTACTGGTTTGACAACTATGCCAATCTCATGGCAGCTCGTACTATCCTGCAAGACTTCGGCAACAGCTATGAAGTTCTATTTGACGATGCTTTAGGTCAATGGACATTGATCACTGACTATCAATCAATGTGTTGGAGCAACTAATGTCACCATTCCTCTGCTTTGTATTTGGCATGACATTTTTAACAATCGGCTACCTTATGGGAGTCAATATCGGTAGAGAACAAGGTCATAGAGATGGCTACCTGAGAGGTCGTGCAGTTTCACGACAAGAATTCTGGAGAGAATAAGTGGATGCTAAAAACCTACTCATTGAAGCAAAGTCCGTCATTGAAGATCGAGGAATGGATTACGGACACCCATCGGACAATATGGCAAGAACCGCAAGATTATGGAGTGCCTACCTTGAAATTCCAATCGAGGACTATCAGGTTGCAGCTTGTATGGTCTTGGTCAAACTCGCAAGAAGCATGGAAGGTTCAAAAGTTGATAATTACATCGACATGCTTGGATACGCAGCAATCAGTGGAATGTTAAGAACAGAGGAGAATGAGCTTTATGTTTAATCTTGATGAGTACACCACGGTTAAAGAACGCATCAAACTTTTCTGGGAAAAATATCCAGATGGCGCGATAGTCACTGAAATCTTGGACTGGAGCGATACACGCTTTATTACCAAGACTTCCCTATATCGTCTTTGGACTGACGAAAGACCTTTTGCGACAGGTCATGCAAAGGAAGAAGTTGCAGAGCGTGGCGTAAACAGGGATTTTGCCCTTGAGAACTGCGAGACTTCCAGCGTGGGAGTTGCCATGAAAAATGCCAATATAGGTACTGACAAGCATGGCCCTAGTCGTGAAGAAATGATTAAGGTTACAAAGCTTCAAATGTCAAAACCTAAAGAGTATGTACCTGTAGAAAAAGAAGATGATCCGTGGACTATTAAACATGTGCCAGCACCTACAACATCAGCAGAGGCGGTTGCAGTGGTAAAAGACATTATAGGCGGAACTACTGACAAGGATGTGCCGCGCTGTCCTCACGGGGCGATGCACTGGGCTCACGGAATGACGAAGGCAAATAAGCCGTGGGGTCATTTCAAGTGCATGGCAGCTGCTACAGGTGAAATCAATCGTTGCCCTAAAGGTGAAGATGTAATTTGGTACGAGATAAGTCCAGAGGGCAACTGGAGACCACAGAAGGCTAGATCCTGATGGATAACAAAGTCATTGTTAAGCATGATGCGAGAGAAACATCGAAGATTGCAGCTGAACGCATTTATCCTAAGTCAGGCTCAATTCGATTAAAGGTTTATGAGTATCTGATTAGACAAGGACTTCGAGGAGCTACTGATCAAGAAATGCAGTTGAATTTAAACTTATCTGGAGACACTATTCGACCAACTCGAATGACACTGCTCAAAGATAATTACATAATCGATTCGGGAGAAACTCGAAACAATTCAAACGGCAATCCATGCGTAGTGTGGCGTGCAGTGGATGAAGGGATGATGTTTTGATGGGCGAAATGATGATATTCCATGAGGATGGAGCTGCTGAAATAATCAGCACAGAAGGCGATCGTGAAAACATTGTTATCTATTGCGATTTGTGCAATGAGCCTGTGGCTATCATTCCAGAGTTTAACGATAAAGTGTTTTTGACTTGCATTAAATGTCACGCAGTATCACATATATCATTGACAGTAACTAAAGAAGCTGATGAGTCAGCAGAGTCGTAAGCATCGAGGGTACGCGACCGAAAGGCTGGTGGCATCGTTCTTGCAGCAATGGTGGCCACACGCTAGCGTAGGTCGAGGTCAAGGGAAGGATGTTCTCGGCGTTCCGTTCGACATCGAGATCAAGGCTAGAAATTCCCTAGACATAAGTGGAACGCTCCGCCAGATCAAAGCACGCACTTCTAAATCGGGGGAATTAGGATTTGCATGCTTCCGCTTAAACGGAATGGGATCTGCATCAGTCGAGCAATTCGTCTGCATGCTGCCGTTAGGTGATCTGGTGGAGCGTTCCACTTATGTCTAGGGAATTACGAGCTTTGATCTCGATGTCGAACGGAACACCTTGAACATCCTTCCCTTGACCTCGACCTACACTAGCGTTGGGCCACCATTGCTGCAAGAACGATGCCACTAGCCTTTCGGTCGCGTACCCTCGATGTTTACGGCTCTGTTGGCTCATCAGGCTCTTTCGATGTTTTAAGTGCAATATGGCTAACTGCATGACATTTCAAACAGGTAAGAAATACCTGGTCATTAGCCTCTGGAGTAATAGCCACAGGTTCATTGCAAAGATCGCAATAGATAACAATATCCTGCGGTTCATCGGACTGTCCGCCCATGATCGTGGCTGTGCCATCATCAAAGATTACCATTTCGCCCATTTATAATCCCAACCTATCTTCGCATTTCTCACATAGTGCAACGAATAAACCGTCATCACGCTTGTAATCATTAAGCATTGTGTCCTCATCGCAGTCATTGCAATTACCCACACCTGAGTAGCCAAAGAAGCTGTATATGTGCTTTGTCATCATGAGCGTGCCTTCTGTGGTCGCCATGCCCCATCTGGGCTAATCTCATACCAGATAACATCTTCACCTTTAGGGCATCGGTTAATCTCACCTGTAGCTGCAGCCATGCACTTGAAATGACCCCACGCTTTATTAGCCTTTGTCATTCCATGCGCCCAATGCATCTCACCATGAGGGCATCGTGGAACATCCTTGTCGGTTGTGCCGCCTATAATGTCCTTGACCGTTGCAACTGCTTCAGCTGAAGTTGTTGGTGCAGCCACTGTTTTAATAGTCCATGGATCAGCTTCATTTACGACAGAGAGATACTTTTCTGCTGGCTGGTTGAGTTTGGCTCTTGTGACCTTAACCATTTCCTCTTTGCTTGGTCGCTTACCCTTGCTTGCATAACCAGCATTCGCAAGCGCTCTGCCGATCGCGCTAGTCTCGCAGTTTTCCAATGCGCTAGTTGCATTAACGCCTCGACTGCTAATCGTCTCCTCAGCGAGTCCGCTGGAGAACGGCGTGCTATCAGCGAAAGTACGATAAATCCATGCTTTAACAATGTATCGGTCATTTTGGAAACTCACTAACTCTGTCTCGACTCTGAAATCTGGGAAGTCCTTGATGAACTTTTCCAGCCTTACTTCTACTGTCTCGTAATCTTCTAGGTTAAACATAAAGTTCATCCGCCTCTGTTTGTAATTGAATTGCTATTGCCAAATAGGCTATTGCATCAATGTAAGAATCTGTGTGTCCTGGTGTTTCGGTGATTCTTGCGAGCTTGACTTCGACCATTGCAAGAGCAGCTTGTGCGTCTGTGATTGGGTAATCAAGTAGACAGGATAACCTTGCAGCGATGCGACCTTGATTAATTTTCGGATGACCGTAGACCTTGCCACGATCTTGCATGATGTCGATTGCATTGATAAGCGCCTCAGTTGCTTTCATCGACCCACCTACTCTTAATACTTTCGGACAGCTTTGCGACCATCTACCATCCCTTGATCGTAGCCAACTTCCTGACCTAATCTAAAGGAGAAGTAAGAGATTAAGCCAACACCTGCAATCATCAGAATCGTTAATGAATTGATAATCATTTTGCCCTTTCTTGCCCCGTATTTCGGGAACAGGAAGAGTGTTGCACAGCTAGTGGGATTTATTCAGTAGATTTTGATAACGAAACGGTAACAATTCTGAGTCATCCATGTGGTCATCGATGTCTCTGGATATGTCGTTACCGAGCGCGCCCGTATCTCTTACCTGACACAACGAAGGTACCGTCCTTCTCTAGGTTAATGATGCTGACCTGCACATTTGTGCCTATTTCCTCAATGATGATGAACGCCTGCTGCCAGTTCATCGTGCCTTTAGTGTAATGAGCCTGCCTGACATCCATAAGATGCCCTGCTTCCCAGCCCCTCAGAATGCGCCCTATACTCCCGCCAGAAGCCTCTGTAAAGGCTGATTGACCTGCTCTGTGGGTGTGACCACAGATAACGCTGATACCGTGCCTACGAGCCGCTTCTAGGGCTGTTAAGCCAGGTGTAGGCTTTACGCTCTGCTCATCCCCATGAACTGCCACAATGCCCCTAGCAATGGCGTAGGGCTTCTTATGGTAGGTAATGCCTAGTTCATCGAGCTTCATAAACTTCTCAAAGCGCAATTCAGGCAATGCCAAGAATGCAGGAATCTTCTTCATCGTGACATTGTAAAGACGGTCTGTGTGATTACTACGGATCATGTGAGCTTCTTTAGAATGCTCGACTAATGACCAGAGAACTTCAACAGTCTCGTCTCTGTCAGCAGCTAGTGTCTGCTCGTACCATCCTGGAGTGTTCTCTGTCCATCGTGATATTTGTGGGAGATCGATTTCATCTCCGAGAGTAACGACAGAATCGGGGCGAAACGCCTTAATAAAACTTGCAACATTTTTAACTGCTATTGGATCGTGATACGGAACTTGTAAGTCCGGAACTACAACAGTTCTTTTCATTCATCCTCGTCATCATCCTCGTAATCGCCGAATTTTTCGGGTTCGATTGGGGTAGGCAAAATCCAAGCAGGATAGGCTTGTGGCTCTGTAATCATGAACAACACAACAGACTCTGGAAAGCCTGCCTTCTTCAATGATTTGTAGTATTCATGCAGCCCAATGCAGAAAGCATCAAGAGCTGAATAGCCTTGTTCTTCTAACGCCTTAGTTGCTTTTCTTGCCATGAGTAAATTGTCACCTCTCTAATAAAGAAATGATTGTTTCGACACGCCCTTCAAGTCGATTCAATCTGTCATTCATTGACGAACCACCGTTAGGTTTTAGTTCAGCCAAGTAATGTTTAACGAGCCAACGAACTGATCCTGCGAACGCTGTGACAATAGAGATAACTGCAACTGCTAGAGCCGCCCAGTTAAGGGCGCTCATTATGCTTTGATGCCTAGACTTGAATCGTTAGGATTTAACCAACGAATGATTGGTGGCAAGCATGATGAAAGACCAGCAGCGATTAACGCCTTTGGCTCTGTAACACCAGCTGCTGCTAATGAAAGAACTGCTACTAAGAATGCTCTAGCCCATGAGCCTGCTGCTGTTTTTAGGTCGTTCATCTATCTGCTCCTAGCATCGGGATATCAAACCAGCTACCGTTCTGGTCGCCTTCTTTAGTGAATGAAATATGAATATGGTGATCGTGCTTATTAACCCCATCGTAAGTACGCCAACGCCAAGCTCTTTTAGAACTGGCAATCTTTCCTGCGAATATGACATATGAGATTCGCTTATCGCCTGCTTTGGCGCATAGGCGTATTTGGTCGGCAAGATAAGCACTTGTGCTGGGGCGTGAGTCGAAGTCCTTATCCACATCAATAGCCCTGACGATTCCGTTAGACGGATCGGGATTGTGGTCACTCTTACGATTGGAGTGCTTGGCATCGCCTATCCAACCATCGCTTTTGCGGTCGCGGTCTGGGTAAGCATCGTCAATCATCTCTCGAAGTTGTTGCCCTGCTTTACAGAGTATTGGTTTCATTATCCGAGAATAGTTTTTAATTCATCTTCGGTTAAGCCAAGACGAGCCAAGAGAGCAGCTTTATCTGCTTCGGCTTTTGCCTTTGCTGCTTCCGCTGCTTCTTGAATTGCTTGCTCTGTTTGCATTTGAGCAAACTCTGCATCATTCATTTCACGATCAATCACTTGACCAGTTTGAAGGTCATGGATTCTTACCATTGGACGAGATGTGTTAGCCATTATTTAACTCCGTAAAGTAGAACTGTTCCGCCAATAAATGTATTTGTTCCGCCGTAATCAAAGACTAATGATGTAATTGCTGTATTAGAACGGTAAGCACCACCTGCAAAAGTGCTTGTGTTTGTCGAAGCAGTATCGACATAAAAACCACTATAATTAAAAGGTTTAAGTGCTGAAGTCGAAGTATAATTATCTATTGTTAAAGCCCAACCATTTGCTGAGTTTGTTCTTAAACTGTTTGGAACAGTCAATCGAATAGCCTGATTAGTTTCACTATAAGTTACATCATTAACAACAGAACTATAATTACCTGAATTGCTAACATTGTTTGGCAAACATCTCAAACGATTGTCTGAAGTATTCGCGCTTACTCCACTAATAACTAAAAATAAAGAATTGTAAGTCTGCGGAATACTTGAAAGAGTTGTTGTTGCACCGCTTAAAGTTGTAGTGCTGATTAAAGTCATTCCACCGCTTGCACCAGCTACTGCTGTCCAGGCACTTCCAGAATAATATTCAGTAGAGTTTGTGTCTTTTAAGTAAGACATCTGCCCTTCTTGAGGGGAAGTAATAGCAGCAGTACGAGCTGCGGCATCTGCAAAGACATTCACGCCTTGCATGAGGTATCCGTTTGTGTCTGCCGCTGTAAGAACCTCACCTGTTGTGAAAGTCTTAAAGCCTAATCCTGCTGCCATATTTACTCCTTAGTAACTTAGAACGCTGGTATCAAGGATACCTGATAGTGTCGAATTGAGGATAAACCCATCGATGATAGGTTCTAGTGTTGTGAACTCTGTTTTCCATGAATTAGGAGTAATTTGATGAGCTACCCCAAACACCTGAAAAGTCTTGGATAAGTCCGATGAGCCAGGCTGTGTTGTTGTAACAGTAACTGGATCAAAGAAGTCAAGGCTTAAAGCGGCAATAATGCCGTCATTGTAATTGGTGGTATAAAGGTCAAGGATCACAGCATCGCACCGAACTGTGGTTTCAGCTCTAGAAGCGATATAAGCCTTTGCGTAGTCAAGGGCTACCGCATCAGTTTCCATAAGCAAATCTTGCTGGTTATACGAGTGAACAAAGTATTTGTCAATAGATGGCTGATTGATAGCAGTCTGGGTTGTACCGCCGGTGCGAGTTACTTGAGCTGAGTTATAGACAAGCACATCGTTAAGAATCCAAATGGCATTGAAATAAGGAATCTGGGTGCCATTGTCATTAAAAGCTACTGGAGTGCCTGAGAAGCTACCTGTTGTAAAGGCTCTGTCTTGGAATACAAAAGAACCAGAAGCATCAACATACAATGAACCGTATTCAGAGAGTTCGACCTTCTGCATGGCTTCTAGGGCTGTTCTCGGGGTGCCAGGATCAGCTTGCATGGTTGTCAATCCAGTATCAATGTCACGCATAGATGTAGGCCAACCAATTTGGTCAAGAATCTTGTTAATTCGAGTTCCAGAAGGTTGGCCAGCGGTAGCTCCTGTGACCGTTGAAATCTGAGCATTTTGAGCAAGTCTAAAAGCATCAACAGCTGTGATGGTTGTATAGACAACATCGCCTGTGAACTTAGGCGTTGTGGTTGTATAAGAAGTGATAAAGCCTGCAAATATTGGGTAAGTTACTCCTGAGTAGGTTGCAGTAATAAGAACCTTACGCATTGGATTAAGAAGTCCGTAATAAGGGCCAGATACATTTTGTGGGTTGAAATCACCATTCTGATCTACAATACGCAGGGTTAATTGACCTGTCTGAAATTGGTCTGCTTGCGCGTTGCGCCCTCTGCTTGTGCTTACTGAATCAACTTGATTCGACACATCAACAATGACGGATGAAGCATCAGCCAAAGTATTTACATCTAATTGACCTTCTCCGAGGATCATAGCTTGAGCAAAGCCAGGGCCAGTCGAAAAGTTAATTACAGCATTGATTACTGGAACTGCCACTAGATTGCTCCAGCGTAGGTTGTGGAGTTTCCATATCTATTCAGGTCTTGGATTGCTCCTTGAACGACTGCTGCAATCTGTTGATCTCCTATGCCCTGTGCATTGATAATGTAGGTTGGAGAACCGTTACTTGCTGTGTTAATTGATCCTGAGTTTAGGGAAAGTCGATTTTGCAATGCTGATACATCTGGCATTGCAAGATTAAGTTTTTCACGAACAATTGCTCTTTGTTGTTCTATGGGTGTGTTTGCACCAGTTGTTGTCAATGTTTGTAATTGACTAACTTCGGCGGCAATCTTGTCTAGCATTGCTCTGATAGATGCTCGAATTGCCTCAATAAGTGATGAGAAAGCATCGCCTGCTTCATTTGCTTTTTTAATCATTCCAGCAAGGGCTTCATTCTGGTCTTTGATAGCGATAAGAGATAGAAGGCGCATCTTTGTTTCGCCATCGGTAGATTGATTGAGAGCTGCATATAATCCAACACGCTCTACATCAAACTTCTTCTCTAGTTCAAGAAGGGCTAACTGATCGCCTGTAAGAACTAACTTTCGAGCAATATTGTCGTTATCAATCTTAGATAAAGTGTTCTTTGACTTCTGGAGTCTAATTGCATCTTTGTTGGCTTTATCAATGGCAGCGCGTTCTCCAGGTGATTGGGCTGGAGTGCCTGCTGATGCCGCTTTAGAAGATGCACCTAAGCGAGATAGATATCCAATAGCTGATGTCTTTGTTCCAACTTCAATAAATTGTTTAATAAATCCTGCACCTGGCAATGATTTTAATTTAGCGATTAGAACAGAAATACCAGTAATAACATTACCTACTTCAGTAGCAAAGCCTTCCATTGCTGTTGTTGCTCCGCCAATACCATCTTTGCCTGAAATGCGTGCCATTGCATCTAGTAAATCTTTGCCAATAATTTCTTTTGCGTTCTCAGAAGCAACAGTTAATTTAGCCATCTGCCCTGCGTAGCCTTCAGCAGCAGCTAATGCCTGACCAGAAAACTTCTTTGTTAATTCGCTAGTGATTAAATCTAAGTCGCCAGATGCAAGAGTGGCTTTAGATAAGCCTGCACCTAGACGGCTTAGGGCTGTTGTCTGCCCACCATAAGCCTTTGCAAGCGCCATAGATACAGCGCCTAAGTCTTTGCCTGTACCTGCTGCAATGTCTAAAGCTAGGGCTAAGCCATCTTGTGACTTCTTAACATCGCCTGTAGCTGTAAGTAAAGTTCTAAAGGCTGGTCGTAATTGGTCATCGAGTACGCCTGTAGCGCGTTGTAAGTCACCAATGAACTTCTCAACCTCGATGGAAGCAAAAGCGTTGCCTGTGTTGGCTAAGGCTAAGGCTAAGGATCGTGCAGCCTTCTCATCAGCTGCAAAAGCCTTAACTGCGTTCTTACCAAATGCCAATAATTTACTAGCAGCAAAGACTCCAAGTAATTGCTTGCCTAATTTGGCAACGCTTTTCTCTAGCTTCTGTGTAGAAGTTTCAGCCTGCTTAAATGCTTTATTGCCGGTGTATTCGGCTGCAATATCAATTACTACATTAGCCATCAGCGATTGCCTACCATTCTGTTGAAAGTCTTTCCAGCATTGTCTATGGCTCGAAGAACGGCTTTGGTTGCATTGCCTTTGTCATTTTCCCAAGCATTATAAATTAAGCGACCGCGTTCTTTGCCTGAGCCAGATAACGGGCCCATTGCCTGAGCAAAATTAGGGCGTGATGATGGCTTTGTTCCAGGTGCGCCGCCACCTGCC